AGCGCCCGGTTCAATTTGAAGGGGTTTAATTGGCTTTCGGCGCACATCCTCACGCGAGTATATATCTTCTGCCTTAAATCCAAGAGAAAAGGCTTTGTTCATGGCAAGGGCATAGTCTTTAGTTGCCACTGTTAGCATAAAAACTTTGGCTTTTTCTCGCGCAGCTTCCAAAAAGGCTAGTGAACAACCTCTTAATCTAGTGTTGTAACTCTCATGTTTAGATAAAGATACCTTCTTATAATTAGGCATATCTGAGCCTGAATAAAAGCCAACAGTATGTATCAATGTCTCATCTAAATCAACGAATATGTATTTGTTCATGTTATCCTCTAATCAAAAATATTAAAAATAGCTCAATCAACGAAGCTAATTTGAAGGCCAAGTATAAGCTCATCCCCAATAGGATTCTGTTTTTCAGTGTTTTCATTAAATTTTGGTATTTTATGTAAGTATGGCGCTAAGTCAAATCTTCCAGCGTGAAATTCGGCATGGCAATTTCTACATAATGGAGCGCACTTCTGTAATTCCTTCCTAACCTTCTCGTTAGACAGCGCACCTTTACGTCTGCTAATTTCAAAATCTTTTTTTGATGGGTCGATGTGATGAAAGTCTATTGCTTCTGGTAACTTATAGCCACACTTAATACATTCGCCGCCTAGATAATTTACTAGTTTGATTTTATCGCTTCTTTCTTTTAGTTTTCTATTTGGTTGGTACGATTTACAACATTCTTTGCATCGAAAATATAAACCATCTTTTGTTGAAGGTGAATTATGAAATTCAGACAAATTTTTTGTTTGCCCGCACTTATTGCAGCGTTTGTCGGTTATAATAAAATCGTCCATTAAGAAATTTTACTTACTTGAGCAACTCCATTAGCTTTTAGCATTTCAACAAAGCATCTTGAACAGAAGATTTCCTCAACATTATCAATAGTATTGATTATAGTCTCAGAGTGCTTGACGGTTCCATGCTTCCAGCAAGAATAACGCTTATCATATTCTTTACCAAATAAAGCAGCAGAGCTTTCTGGAGAAGAAATCGTCATTGGGGGCACATCTTCTTTCATATAAAAGTGTTGGATATTATATCCGTCATTCATTATTGTTTAAGTCTTCTTCGTAAGGATAATAATACCCATTTTTAACATAAAAAACGAGTTCTTTCAAGCCTTTAACAAAATCATGCCCGGCTTCTTTTGGGGAGAAGCACAGTTGCACTAAAAACGTTAAGCCTCCAAGCGCAATAAACGCTGGGATAGCTAGTAATGCCCAAATTATTCTTAAAATTATACTTTTCATTTTAGGTCCAAAACTTTTCACGGTTTTTAACTACGAAATTGCATAATACTGTATCACATTCTGTTAAATACTTATCTGCTTCAAGATACTTTTGAAACTCGTTGTTATCCATGTTCATTAAAGTGTTATCAACTTCATCAATCAGCTTGGCGCGCCCAGTCTTAGCGTAATCATAAGCCTCTTTAAGCTCAAGCTCAAATTCGCTCTTAGCGTCCATCAGACTGCAACACGTTTCAAAGTATTTTTCTCTTTCAACAAGCTCAACGACGCAGTTAAGATGAAAAAGGACGATCATTTCGACCATATCCATGTCACCATGTTTAGAAAACACAGCATCACGGAAATCTTTACGAGGATGGCGCAAATAATTCTTGATTGTACGTTTAGTAGTGCGGTAATTAAACGAAACGCTATGACTCCAGCTACTGCAAGTCTCTCTTAAGAAACGTTGAACAGGATATTCGACAGATAGGTAAGCATCGTAAACATCCCATTCTCCTCTAGGCAAAGCAAATGGCATAACGTACCATCCAGTAGGCCAAAACCATACTTTCTTTTCTGTTTTTTCTTTGCCTTGTGCAATATATTCTTGTACAGTCATAATTTTAGAGTTGAATAATTCTTGGAGTGTTGGTGGGTTTGTAGTCTTCTCCACAGACAGCTGCATTAACAAACATTGTGTTGTTTTTGACTTCGATGCCATAGCCATTGTGAATATGGCCAAAGACATGAAGCTTAAGTTTAAGTTGTTCAGTGATTGTGGTGAATAAATTGGCGCATCCAACGTGAGTACCTTGAATAGTTTTATCAAGGATAGACATAGGTGGACCATGAGAGATCAAAACATTAGTATCTTTAGGAATTAAGTCCCAATGTTGCTGGATAGCTGATCCGCGCTTGCGGTTAAACGCCCAATTAAAGAATTCTGGCTGAACAGGAGAACCCCAAAAGTTCAAACCTTCGATTGTGACGCCTTCGTCTTGCAAGTAATGTATGCCCGGTGGTATGATTGCGTTAATTTCAGAACGGCTTGCTTTTTCCATCCAAATATCATGATTGCCAGCTATGACAAGCTTGTATTTGTGGGGCAAAGTGCTGAACCATGCAAAAAACTCGACGCATTCAAAGTAATCTCCACGGTTACAGAAGTCTCCAGAGTGGATAATCATATCTCCATCTGGAATTTTGTTCTTCATGTGTCCGTGAAGACTGTGTGTGTCAGATATGCAGATAATTTTCATTCAAATTCGATCATCCATCTTGAATCGTTTTGTAAAAAGTCCCAAAGAATATTATATTCTGGCGAATCCTTATCTTTGATGTCAAGAATAAGCGCAGTCATTTCAATTTCTTCTTCTATCTTCTCATGAAGGTGGTCAATGTCTTTTTGCAAACGCAAAACGTGACCTTCAAGACTTTTTGGGATTTTTAGTTTTTGGTTTTGCATTTTTTTTGGTAGGTTTTTGTTTATACTCCGCCGTATCTATACCATAGTAATTGCCGACAAGACAAAATGCTGCTAAAAGAAGCTCGTAATATTCTTTGTCTTCTTTTTCCCAATCTACAAGATTTTTCTGAGACTTGTATCTCTCTAAGGTTTGTTTGGTGCATCCTAAATGGAATTTAATACTCGCCACAGCTACTGTGTCAAGCATATCGTCATTAATAACTTCACGCAAAACAGATTCTACTGTTGGGTACTTTAAATAGTCTTGATTTAACTTTAAATTTTTCATATTATTCCTTAGAGTGATCAGTATTAAACCAAATGTCAAGAGTTGCCGTTAAAAAATCGTGAAATTCATCATCTTCTTCGACAGAATTAAAATGAATGTCGCGCTTTGCGAGTTCTTGATAGACCGCATTGGTCATGGCGGCAATATCTTCTTTGTAGATTTCTTTATTGGTTGTGATCATGCGATTTTGTGGAAAAAGTCTCCGATTTTTTGGAAAAATTTAAATTTATAGCGAGAAAATTTGCGGTAAGGAAGAGTATAGAAAATGTACTTGTTGTACCAAAGGTTTTGATCTCTGATAAGTTCTTCTTTCCACTTTTTATCATTCTCTAATCTTTCTTTGTTTGATTCTTTAGTGAATTTAACTAAAACTATGCTTTCGCAAACTCCATTTGTGAAAGTAGCTTCGTATTCTTCCCAAGTATCCCAAACGCTAAGTACATCTCGATGACAAGTATAGAAATTAATCTTACCGTGAAACATAATTTGTTCAAGATAATCGCCGCTTCTTTCTATATGGCCGAAAGCCCAACCATCATTTGATTCTTTTGGTTGAACATATTCATTTACTTTGTATTTTTTAAGAAAAAGTTTTTTGTCTTGTAAAATATAAGTTTCTAAGCAATTTATCAAATCTTTAGTTTGAAAATCGCCGTCATTTGAGTTCAGGCCAAGGCAAATCATTTCCTCTGAGTAAGGAAGAGTGTCGCTAACGATAATTGTGTCAAACATTCCCATAAAATTATTTATTTGGTTTTAAAATTTTGGAAACGAGGTATCCGTCTCCTGATGGAATTAAATCAACACTATCTCCTTCATTAAGTCCAGCCTTTTTAAGCATTTTTTTTGGAATTTTAATAAAGTAACCGTCTTCGTCTTGAAGAACAGGCACTTGCACCTTATTTTTCTTTTTAAAGATTTGGTCAATTCTATCCGCGAATTCGTCGGAAGAAATAGAAGATGGGCGACGTTTTGATCCTTTTCCGTTCATAAGTTATAGTAGTTCAAGAGGTGGTTTTTCTAGTTAAAGTGTAAAAAATAGTATGGAAGATCAGATGAATTCTTTTGTTTCTCAAAATTCGGTACTTTTAGTAGCGGGCGTTGCTTCGTTGCTATTTAAAGAATTTATTATCAACATTGTCAAGAGCATTATCTTTAAAATGACATCTGGATTAAAAGAAGATGACGTTTTAATGTTTTGGGACGGTACAAAAAGCCCAGCAAGAATCGTGAGAATCGGTTTAATGTCAACAACCTTATTTATCTACGATGTAAACGAAGAAGGTATGGTTACTGGCGGCAGTCGTCTTGTTATGCAAAACGTAAAACTAGAGAATGTCAAGTTCTTGAAACGCCTTTCAATGATTGACGACGCTGATCTCAAACAGTTCAAAAAGAGTGTAAAATAATCAGATGGCTTACGTTACTTACGATAAAATCAGAGCGTATTTTACTAACGCTGATAGCGCCACTGACAACATCTTATACGCAACTAGTTTAAGCGCATCAAATACAACTAGTTTAAAAAGAGTTAGAAGAATTGGTCAGCAAATGGACTACTATATCCAGACTGGTCCAAAAAGCTCAAGTATTTCCGCGAATGTCCTTTTGGTTTCTGGAGAAATCAACAAGATTATCAACTTAACTGGAGATTCGATTACTGGTTCTTTGATTAAAGTTCCAGATTACCAGTTTAACAAGTGTTATTTGAAAAGTTTCTCCGCATCATTTGAACCTTGGAAGGTTGCATCTGCGGCGCTTCAATTTGACTCTTACGGATTAGCGACTGGCTCTGGAATTTACGCGCACGCAGAGCAACAAGCAGGAACTGGAAGCATTTTACTCTCTCCTTTGAGAGCGACAACAGTTCAATTTACTGCTCCAAATTTTTCCCACACCCCAATCTCAAAATACGAGAATATTTCTTTCGATATTCAAGTCGATAGAGTTCCAAATTTCGTGATTGGCTCGGAATACCCTGAAAAAGTTAGCGTTTCTAAAGTTACAAAGTCCTTGCAAGTAAACGGACTCTGTAACGCAGACTGGCTAGCTGATTATCAACCAAACACGACAGTAACCTGCACCATCACGATGTCAGACGCTACTGTTTTTTCGGTAGCTGGCGTTTTATCTAATCAAACCCTCTCTGTTGATTCCAACGGAGTCGCTAAAGGAGGATTGCAGATTATTGAAGAGATGGTTTAACACTTTATGGCAAAAAAAGCCCCTAAGAATAAGAAAACCAAACCTGCGGGAATCACAATTCCGCAACTAAAACAAGAAATCAAATTTAAAGAAAGAAAATTTAAGTTTTCAGATAAGCAACAAGACTTATTAAAAATACTTTTAAACGAGCAGACCAAAATCTCTTTCATCGCTGGACCAGCGGGAACATCAAAGACATTTATGGCTGTTTACGCAGCGTTAAACCTCATTAGTAACAATGACAAAGAAATTATTTACATCAGAACAATCGCAGAGAGTGGAGAAAAGTCTTTAGGTGCACTGCCCGGAACAGTTAGCGACAAATTCGCGCCTTACCTGATTCCTCTTGAGGATAAAGTTCACGAAATTATTGAATCTACTGATGCTCATCGTCTTAAGGATGACGGAAGACTTACCGCAGTACCAGTAAACTTCCTAAGAGGCAGCACATTCACTGATAAAATCATCATTGCTGACGAAGTGCAAAACTTTACAGCTAAAGAGATTACAACTCTCTTAACTAGAATTGGAGAAGGCACAAAAATCTTTTTATGCGGAGATTTTATGCAATCGGACATTAAAGTTAAGAATGGTTTCCTTGATTTCTTTGATCTTTTCACTGGAGAAGACTGCATGGAGAAAGGAATCTATACTTTCGAGTTCTCCGAAGAAGATATTAAAAGAAGCGAAATCTTAAAATTTGTTGTAAAGAAGATTAATAACATTAATCTCCGTTATAGAATAAAAGATGAGCAGCGCAGCGTCAAAAACGTCTCAGTTGAATAGTTGGGCAAATATTATTAAAGTATTTGGCGGAATTTTGATCGCCTGTACGCTGTATTATCTA